GGTTTAAAGATGCAACCGCTATTTGGCAGTCGGCCGTAAAAAGTCGATCACGATTGTCGGCGTGGCTTGTAAAAGCCATTCCGATGATCGTAGGATCAAATTCTCTGAGTTGGATTAAGGCTGGTTCTTCGTTCTCTAGGTTCGCGCATCGTATTTATGTTACCCAGGGGTCTCGTGGTTTAGCTTTATATCTTAAATCGGCAAACTTGCTCTTGATCAGAGCAACTGCTGGTAAGAGGTTAATGAACGCCAGAGACGCAGGGGTGGCGGTATCCTGTAATGCTAATGGATTGCCTCGATGTATTATTCCAATACACCGTGCCCGGATCCGTAATGGGGAAGTAGCGGTGATTCGCTTATGGTTAGGATTCTTTACCCTGTATAGGGTATTGGCCTTCCGTGGGAAATTATCGATTGCATCCGTTGTGGCTCCGGGAGTTGACATTTTTGACTTTATGTGTGAGTGGAAAGAATTCTGTAAAAAGGTCTTTCTGCCTATGCTTAAGAAAACTTTTTCAATTTATCCTTTGGAGACGAGATTGACCAAACTAGATCTTAACGGTCGAACTCGGTTCGATCGCGAAAAGTCTTATTGGTACTTTCCAGCTTTAGAGGGTACACGATTACCGATTCATACTTCGGGGCCTTCTAGCGGTCAGGGGGTCGGTGGGTCATCCATTATTGGTCATGGTTTAGACGTCTGGAATTGGGTTAATTCCATTCACTACTCTATGATACATGGAATGTGTCTGTTAACCGGAAACATCCATTTCCTTGATTCAGATGTATTCTCCCAAGCGAGGGATCTACAAAAGATTGTTCGGGAGGGGGGTGCTCCCTGGTTAAGGGTTGCGGTGCAAGATGGGACGGAAGGCTTACTCGGCTCCCTTTCCGTGAGGGAGGAACCCGGGAAGTTACGGATATTCGCCATGGTGGATTCTTTGACACAATGGGTTTTGTATCCTTTGCATAAGGCGTTGTTCTCTATGTTATCTAAGATACCTCAAGACGGAACGTTTGATCAAACGAAACCGGTTAAGGCTCTACTTAGTGATATGGAAAAACAGGGTCTAGAGCATGTGTGGTCGTATGACCTCTCTACGGCTACAGATAGAATTCCCCTCTTGTTACAAGAATATCTACTGGGGTTAGTAACGTCACCGGTGCTTTCGTACACTTGGGCAAAACTTCTTTGTGATCGACTATATAAGGTTCCCC